TCTTAATAGTGGTCGTGCAAGACCAAATACACTGGTAAACATTTGTCCCAATTCACCTGCGTGTTTTATCGCATTGAAAGAAGATATTCACGGACCCAACTTTACATATAACACCGCATGTTCTTCATCCACATTAGCTTTAGGTGAGGCATACGAAAAGATTGTTCGAGGTGAATGTAATGGAATGATTGTTGGTGGCACAGAATCATCAGTTAATTCTTATGGCATCACAACTTGGCACGGAATGAGAGCAATTTCATCAAAAGATGAGGGACCAAAAGCATGTCGGCCATTTTCAAAAGATAGAACTGGCGTGGTCGTTGCAGAAGGATGTGCCGTATTCTTTTTAGAAGAATATGAACAGGCAAAAGCCCGTGGTGCAAAAATTTATTGTGAAATTCTTGGATATGGAACATCTTGGGGTACCGAATCGATGACAAAACCAAGTATCGAAGGTGAACAGAGAGCAATTCAAAAAGCTGTTGATAAAATTGGTGATAGAGAAATCACATTTATCTCTGCACATGGTACTGCAACACCAACAGGTGATATTGTCGAATTGCAAGCAATCAAAAATGTTTTGGGTGATAAAGTAAGAGATATTCCAATTACATCAACGAAGGCACTACATGGTCATACTTTAGGTGCATCAGGTATCATTGAAGCGATGGGATGTATCGCAGTATTACAAGAAGATAAAGTGATACCAAATTGGCATTTAGTTGAACAAGATCCAAATGTACCAGAAGGTATGTTTTTACCTAAAGAAAAGCTTGACAAAAAACAAGATGTGTGTTTAAATAACTCTTTTGCATTTGGCGGAAGCAATGTTGTTTTAATTATGGGTAAGGTATGAAGGTTTACATCAACAAATATAAAAACCATTGGATTAGTCCTTATACGATTTTGGACTATATGTTCTTTTGGACAGATTGGTCTAAATGTAGTCGAAACCGTGGCCTTGATATGGCAATCAAAGAGATGAACGGTGAATACAAATACATTGAACATCCAGAGTGGGTTGAAACTTGGTCTGACCGATTAACACCTATCAGCAAAGCAATTCAATGGGTTTGGGATAAACTTGACCGCAAAATCAATTATGTGAAGATTGACCGATGGGATACTTGGTCGATGGACCACACTCTCTCATACATTATTCTTCCAATGTTGAAACAATTGAAAGATACCAAACATGGTGCACCTCATGTTGACGATGACGATGTTCCTGAAGAATTAAAATCAACATCTGCACCACCAAAAGAAAATGAATGGGACACCGATGAAAACCATTTCAAAAGATGGGATTATGTCCTCGATGAAATGATTTTTGCATTTGAACACAAGGCCGATGATTCTTGGGAAGAAGCTTACCGAGAAGGTGATATTGATATCAAATGGGTGCCTGTTGACAAAGATGGTAATGAAGTGCCGAAGGGTGAACACAAGTTTTACCAAATGGCCGATGGACCAAAGAACACATTTAAATGTGATTATGATGGTATGCAAAAAGTCCATGACCGTATGAAAAATGGTTTTCGTTTGTTTGGTAAATATTATGAAGGTCTATGGGACTAAAACAGATATGGAGATTATGGGCAAAAGCATTGGGTGATAAAGCAGGAACTACTGCTCGGGAAGCCAATATTGTTGCCACAATTCGCACAATTATTGTGTTAATATACATCATAACGAATTTTGTCATTATCGCTGGCGTTCTGCGTCATTGGAATGACTAAATAAAGCATACTATCTAATTGGTAGTATACACACACAAACACAGGAGTAAAAAACATGCCAAACATGTCACCGTTCGAAATTCGCCTTGAACTTTTAAGGATGGCGAAAGAGATGCTCGTAGAAGACTACTACACCAAAAAAGAGCAAATCACCAATAACTGGGCCACGCAATGTGACCAGGCTAAACAAACAGGCGCATCGCTCCCAGAGCACCCCGCAATGCCTGCATATCCCACAGAAACAGAAATTATCAATAAGGCACAAACCTTAAACGGTTTCGTATCTAATATTTCTGAGCCGGTTAAACCAGCTAAAAAGTCCTGACGGGTCGGGCCTTCGGGCCCGCTAACACACAGAAAAGGAGAAGCTATGCTAAGCAAACCTATAATTGCAAGCATTTTAATATCTGCATCACTTTTGTTGACTGCATTTACTTTTAAGGATGAGAGTAGGTATATCCTAGACAACATAAGTTATTATTCGTTGTCTGAACCTGCAAAGAAACAAGTTGAGTGTCTAGCTGAAAATATTTACTTTGAAGCAGCACATGAACCACATGACGGCAAACTTGCTGTCGCCATGGTCACAATGAACCGAGTATCTACAGGCAATTACGCCAATGATATTTGCGGCGTAGTAAAACAAAAAACCGGACACACTTGTCAATTTAGTTGGTGGTGTGACACAAAATTTACCAGTAAACGCTTGACAATCAAAGAGAGTTCGTTGTATAATGAGATTAGGGATTTGGCTGTGTATGTTGTTATGAATTATGAGAACATCAAAGATGTTACTTACGGTGCAACATATTATCATGCCGATTATGTTAATCCTGGATGGGGTCTGCCTAAGACCACTAAAATTGGCAGACATATTTTCTATAAAAAGAAGTCTGATAGTTTTAACCCAAAGGAGTTTAAAATATGATGGAAAACATTAAAAATAGCTTGACACAGCTGATAATTGCTGTTACAATAGTGTCTGTATCAGCAATTGTCTCTTTGGCAATTTATCATTATAACGAACGGGAACTAATGTCTAAAAATATCGAGGCAGCAATGCAAAAAGGTATCGACCCTCTTTCTATTCGTTGTTCTTATGCTTCACACGTTGATGCGGTGTGTGTTGCGTATACTATTCAAACAACCGCAAAAAAGTAATCGGAGTATATAATGGCTATTCAGCAAGTGAGTGTAAATCAAATTTCAAATCCTGCCGACAGGGAAAAACTACTAAAGGTAATCCGTGAGTGTTCTGATTCTATGACCAGAGCACAAGCAGAAAAGGATTACATTCGTGAAGCTACCTCAGATATCAGTAAACAACTCCAACTACCAAAGAAATTGGTATCAAAGATGGTTAAGGTTTATTACAAACAAAACTATGATGAAGAAGTAGCTGTACACGACCAATTTGAAACTCTATATGAAACGGTGGTAAAATAATGCCCAAATTTACTTTTATTTGTGACCACAATGATAACATCGGCGATGGTCCTGTTATCACTTATGAAACTGAAAGATTGTTCATTGATGATGTACTCTTTGATTTTCAAGATTTCTTAAAAGGTTGTGGCTTCGTATTCGATGGAACTATTCAAGTTGCAGAAGAAGAAACATGGCATCCTTGGAATGATGATGTTGGTTTAGAACCAACAGATGATGAGGTTGGACATAATGTGATGAATTGGACAGCAAATGAACTGACCAAGGAGCCAAATGCCAACCAAGGATGAAATGGCGAAATTCGCCAAATCAATTGAATCACTGGTTGCTTCTACAGATTACAATTACATCGAAGCTATTGTTGAATACTGTAAATTAACCGGTCTTGAAATTGAAATCGCCGCATCGCTTATCAATTCGAATCTTAAATCTAAGATTGAAGCTAATGCGATGGATAATAACATGTTGAAAGAAAAAGGTTCTCGTTTGCCAATATGACAGGCTTTGAAACATTTGGATTATATCAGGCACTCAAATTACATTTTACGTCAGAATCTTATGACTTCTTTAAGTACAACGGAAAGACCAACGTAAGTATAACCACATTTGAGAATCGTAAAGACAAATACCACTTCTATAAACTCAGCCGTAAATATTCAGACCGTGAAGACATGACTGCCTTCATAGTTGCAAATATGGTTGAAGATGAAAACAGCTGGGTTGGTAATCTTTTACAAGAACCAGCTGAAGTGAATTTTCGCAAGCACCAGAAGGTTATTCAGTCATTCTCCTATACATTTGAAAATGAATGTAGGAGTTTGTTTGAAGGTACTACCAATCCAAACGATATCATTATGACTGACGGTGTTTATCCGGTTCTGTTAACAAAAACCTTGCGTAGTGAAGTATCAATTGAGACATTATGTGTTTTGAATGGTATTTTGAATTTCTTTCCAATGTGGGCAAAAAGAATTGATGACACCATCAGATGGCCAGAATTTCGGCGAAAGTGTGTCAAGTATGCCTCTTTTCTACCCAAAGATGATGTAAAATATAAGTTGATTTTGAAGAAGGTATTAAATGAAAATCAGTAAAATTTATTTGGACATGGACGGCGTTCTCTGCTTCTTTGAGAAACGCTGGCATGAATTATATAATGAATCGCCTGTTGAAAGCAGAAACAGAAAAGAGTTTACAGGAAACTGGGACCACTTTTGTACAACTAGGCAATTTGAGAAACTAGATTGGTTTCCTGGTGGCGAAGAACTTCTGAAATTCATTCGCAAACACGATGTTGAAGTTGAAATGTTAACATCGTCTGGCGGCAAAAAGTATCACGACCTTGTTGCTGACCAGAAAAGTGTTTGGTTGAAAAAGCATAACATTGCTTACAAACCAAATGTCGTTCCTGGCAGAAGTCACAAAACGGAATATGCTAAGCCTGATGTTATCTTAATTGATGACACCGAAGATATCATTGTTGCTTTTAACAAAGCAGGTGGTATCGGTATTCTTCACAAGGATATCGGCGAAACATTGAAGTCGTTGGACACACTTCTATCAGAATGACTATATACCACTATATGATGAATAATGTGGATAAGTCGTAATACAAAACATACTAATTTATACGGAGTAATATATGAGTTCATTTGCAAATCTTAAGCGCAATCGCAGTTCTTTGGACAAACTAACTAAAGCGATTGAAGCATCAGGTCAACCCGCTGAAGCAGGCGGCAAAGACGACACCAGATTCTGGCAACCCCAAGTAGACAAAGCAGGTAATGGCATGGCTATTGTTCGTTTCCTTCCAGCACCAGCTGCTGATGGTGACGATGCACTTCCATGGGTTCGTGTTTTCTCTCACGGTTTCCAAGGTCCTGGTGGTTGGTTCATTGACAACTGTTTGACAACTCTCAATGAGAAGTGTCCAGTTTGTGAACACAACAACACACTATGGAATTCAGGTATCGAAGCAAATAAAGATATCGCACGTAAACAAAAGCGCAAGCTTTCTTATGTCGCAAATATCTTGGTAGTTTCTGATCCTAGTGACCCATCCAACGAAGGACAAATTAAGTTGTTCAAATTCGGTAAGAAAATCTTTGATAAGATTACTGAAGCTATGAACCCTGAGTTTGCTGACGAAACACCAGTTAACCCATTCGATATGTGGGAAGGTGCTAACTTCAAATTGAAGATTCGTAACGTTGAAGGCTATCGTAACTATGACAAGTCAGAGTTTGCTGACAAGTCTGCTGTTCTTGATGGTGATGATGATAAACTTGAAGCACTATGGAAGAAAGAATTTTCTCTTAAAGACTTCACAGAGAAATCACAATTTAAATCTCATGCTCAACTCAAGGCTCGCCTTGATAAAGTTCTAGGATTTGAAGGCACTGCACCTGTTACACGAGCAGAATCTGCCGTTGTTAACAAGTTTAATGATGATGATATCGGCGTAATCGACCAAAAGGTCGTGGCTGATGGTGATGAGGACTTGGATTACTTCAAGTCTCTAGCAGAATAAACTAAACCCACTTAGTTTAGACCCCGCCTTGTGCGGGGTTTTTCTTTATCCGAATTGACTTCTTAGTATGTCTCTAACAGGATTGCTACTGTCTGCTGCTCGTGTTAATACCACAGTATTTGTGTGTAATCTGTTTTGGGATACAACTAACACAGAACCGGACATTGTA